AAATTCTTGGACGTCAAACTCACATGACACTCAGGGTGGTAGTATGACAATACTTGAAGGAAAAGATCAGCCAAAGGTAACTTGGATAGATCCTATAATTAAAAGAATGAGGAGAGAATGATGCCCGGACAGAATTTTATAAACGGTCCACCTAATCCACGTGGAGTAGAAAGAACCACACTAGATGGCAAAATACGCATAGAAGATCAAAGTGATTTTTCCATATTAAAAATAATAGGAATCAAATTTTTAGTTGAAGATCCTCGAGCACCATTTGTTTGGTTTGCCATTGCCATGATATTGATTGGATCAATTGCTGGATTATAATGACAACTTTTATATCCGCTCCTTTCGGAAACTATCTTAAATTTAAAAACGCCGTAAGTGTTACTGGAACTTGGACGTATAAACCAAGACCAGGACTATTTGGACAGGTCATTAAGACACTGCGATACACAAGAAATGGTTGGCGTAATAAAATCGGTCTTCGAAATCGTGGAATTGAATATGGAATACAAAGAACAAATTTTAATGAAGTATTAAGTATTGCAGCGATAGGTCAATATGATTGGATAAATCTGGAATCAATCGTACCAGAAACTCAAAATGTAGAACTTAACATTAGTTGTCCTAACTTAGACGTTCATCAAGATACTACTGATTTCAAAGGTTTTGATGCATGGCCAACAGTTTATAGAAAGTGGTGTATCGTTAAGGTTCCGCCAATGGCATCATACTCTTTATTAGATAAGATCGTAAAGTTAGGATTTACACAGATTCATGCTAGCAATACTCTACCAACAGATAAAGGTGGATTGAGCGGAGCAATATTACTACCACATACTCGAAGAATTATTAAGTATCTAAAGAAAGAATATGATCATGTGGAAGTTATTGCTGGTGGCGGAATCAAAGAAGCATGGCATGCTGAATTTTATAAAGACTTAGGTGCAGATCACGTAAGCATCGGCACTGGCTGTTTTAATCCTCTTAAAACATGGAGAACTGTAAATGATATCGCCTAAAAAGAAAAGAATTATTTTTACGATTCACATATCACCTGAAAAGGTATCAAAATATTTTAATACTACAGAATTAAAAATGACTAATCTGGATCTATACGCTAGCACTTTACAAGTAAAACAAAAAGACTATGCTGAATCCTGTGGCGCAGATTATAGAATATATAAGTTTGGTGACAAGTTTATAGATTTTACTGAAAAGCTCTGGGAACTTAATATATTTGAAGAATACTATCAATCAATACAACACTACAAGATATACATCTTAGAAGAACTGACCAAAGAGTATGAGGAAGTACTTTACTTAGACTTAGATGTATGGCCTAATAAATTTGTAAATATATTTGAAGAGATAGATGTAAGTGACGGAATAGCAATAAGAGGTTTTACAGATGATAAGCCTAAGGATATAGAATCTTTAAAAGAAGGCTGGCTTCATTACAAACCAATTCCTAGAAGTGTATCAACTAAAACAGCACTTATGAGATCTTTATGTAATGATAGTAAAATTGAATGTACATCAGATGTTGTATTTAATACTGCTATTACTCTTGCAAATGAAGAGCATATGAATAAATTAAACTATTTTGGAGAGATAGAAGATACAAGAAATAAAATTAAAAAGTTAACAAACAATGATAAGTTTTTTGCAGACTACATCTATTGTATGTTTAGATTTAATAATGAATCTGTGTTTTCATATCTCATCTTTAAAAACAAAGTTGAGTGGCAATCACTAGATGAAAAGTGGCACTGGGTTTCGAATCATAGGAATCCAGATGAGTTATGTCCTGCGAATGTTAACTTAGCTCATATAATTAATAAACAGTTCTCTAATATCATAGGACTAAAAGATAAGGAATACTAAATGTTTGGATTAGATCCTTTAATGTCAACACTAATTTTAACTGGAGCTATATTTTATTGTGCCTATATGATAGGTCGAGGAGATAGAATAAAAGATCGTGATGAAATTATAAACACAACCATGGTTTATCTTTGTAAGAGTGGTTATGTTAAATGGCATTATGATGAAAATGGGGAGATTGAAATGGTTCCCATTAACGAAAACCTGTAACATTTTTGTCACAGTTCGAATAAAAAAATAAAAAAAATGCATTTTATTGAAAATAATGGTGTACATTCCAGTTTATTTATGGTAGATTAGTAGTATAAGGTAAATAAAAAAGGAATGAAAATGATTAATTATGTAACAGGGAATGAGTACTCAGGGTCTAACGCTAACACCCTTATGGCTCTAGGTTTTGGTGAAGGTGATGCCTTCGTAACTTTCAAGCAAGCTATCAAGCTTGATGGAATTTCTGGTAAGTCTCTTAAAGGTCTTAAGAAGTCTGCCTCTCTTATCAGGTTCGCAAAAGAACTTGACAAGGACACTGGAACATGGGAGAAGAAACCAAGATACTTCTCAGTTTTTCACATTGATGCGGTTCTCGCTAGGAGAGCTGCATAATGGATATAGTTGATGCAATTCATGGAATGACACTTCAGTCACCAAAAGTCGATGGACTTAATGGTAAGAAATTATATCAGGTACATATGAGAGCAAGAGCTACTTACACGTATGTTGATCCAGTTTATGTCAGTGCTCACAATGATGAGGAAGCTTGGGAAAAAGCTTTAGATCTTGAAGCTGGAAAATTTCAAGTCAAGTCAGTTTCTCTTGAATGGATGGATGAAAAAGTTCTTGATGAAGAAAAGAAAGATATCGCTGAAAGATTTCCAGAAGATGTACATCAGCGATCATACATTGTAACTGGTGATATTATGGAACAGAACCCTATGTATGCGGGATCTGAAGGTGAAAGAAAAGGAGGAAATAGATAATGGCTAGAAAGAAGAAAGCATTTAGAAGTCGACCAAGGACTGGTATGGCTGCTGCTCCAACTAAATCATTCTCTGCATTTAGTGATTATGTTAGGTGTGAAGTTGAAAAGAAAGAAATCTCAGGTATCATTAAAGATTTCTTTAAGAAGACTCTTAATAAACCTGATCTAAAAATAGTTTCAGATACTCCTGACTGGTGGTATGGTTCTAAAACTATTCTTGCATCTACTGTTGCTTGGGAAACAATGGGTAATTCATTTCCTGATAACTGGAATCCTGAAAGAGTAAAAGCATCTTGCATTGAAGATGCAAAAGAATGGGCTGAAAGAAAGAGAAAAGAAAAAGCCAAAGAACAAGCTAATGGTCCTGTTCGGAGAAAGAAAAATCCTACTGAGATCATAGCTGAAAGAACTTCAGATTTTATTGGTGGCGTTGAAGAAGTACTTGACGACTATCATAATAAAACACATGAACAGGCAATGGAATATTCTGTCTTTCATGAATTAAGACTAGCAGTTGCACCTAACTCTATGGCAAAGGCAGTATATGACTACTATACTCCTATATACGAAGAGATTAGAGAACTGGTAGAAGATAAAACTCCAGATCTAGTTGAAGCCTATGGCTACATGACTGTACCGCAGAGAAAGCAGTACATGGAGTTTATTAAACAAATAGTTGATGATGCTGAAAAATACATGCAGAATAAAAAAGCAATGCGCAAAGTGCGTGTCAAGAAAGCACCAACAGCTCTCAAACAGGTCTCTAGGATTCAGTACGCTAAAGACTCTGTTGAATATAAGCTTACGTCTATTAACCCTACACAGATCGTAGGAAATCATAGATTGTATACTTTCCATGTAAAGTATAAGAGGCTTACAGAACTTGTTAGTAACGGTAAAGGGTTTGAGATTAGTGGTAGTACTATTAAGAATTTTGATAGTGATCTGTCACGAACTATATCACTTAGAAAACCAGATGAGTTCTTACAAAAAGTTCTTAAGATGACTCCTACTCAAATCAATAAAGAGTGGGGTACTCTAACAACTAAAACAAATCCTGCTAATGGTAGGATAAACAAAGAAACTATTTTACTAAGGGTATTCGATAAATGACAGAAAAGAAACCAGAATTTATGAACCGATCTAGGTTTACTAAATTAATTGAGGCTCAAATATTAGAGAAAAAACTCAGCTACATCGATGCAGTAGTTGAAGTCTGTGATCAAACAAGTATTGATCCAGAAGATGTGAAGAAGTTCATATCACCAGTTATAAAAGAGAAGATTGAAGCCGAGGCAATGAAATTAAATTATTTGCCGAAAGGAAATGAATTAACTTTTGAGTAACTTTTTTATATAAATAAGTTTACATTACAGTGATACTGTGGTATAATAATATTATAATTCAGCAAAACATTTCAGTTATACAAGGAGAAATATATGTCTTTTGCAAATCTTAAAAGGAACAAAGGTTCCATCGCTAAACTCGTCCAAGCTGCCGAAGCAGTAGGCGGTAACTCTCAACAAAAAAACTATAATGATGATAGGATGTGGAAGCCTACAGTGGATAAAGCAAATAATGGCTATGCTGTTATTCGTTTTCTTCCGGCTAATGAAGGATCCGATCTTCCATGGAACAGGTATTGGGATCACGGTTTTAAAGGTCCTACTGGTAGATGGTATATCGAGAAATCTTTAACATCCATTGGTGGTAATGATCCTGTTGGAGAATTGAATAGTCGCTTATGGAATTCAGGTATTGAGTCTGATAAAGAAAAAGCTCGATCTCAAAAACGAAGAATGCATTACGTATCTAATATTCTAGTTGTGCAAGATCCAGGTAATCCTTCTAACGAAGGTAAAGTCTTTCTTTATCAGTACGGTAAAAAAATCTTTGATAAACTTATGGATGCAATGCAACCAGAGTTTGAAGATGAAGCTCCACTCAATCCATTTGATTTTTGGGAAGGTGCAAACTTTAAACTAAAAATTCGTGATGTTGAAGGTTATCGTAACTATGATAAATCAGAGTTCGGTAGTCAAGAACCATTATCTGATGATGATACTTATCTTGAAGGTATCTACAATCAAATGCATGATATTGGAGAATTCACCGATCCAAAAAACTATAAAACATATGATGAGTTAAAGAATAAACTTGTCAGTGTTCTTGGAGAAGATGCTCTAGGTGGTGCTCCAACTATGAGAGAAGAAACTAAACTAGGAAATAGTAGTCCTCCTCCAGCAATGAAAGAAGCAGCTGCTCCTGAATTGGATGATGAGATTCCTGATTTTAGTGAAACTGCAGAACAAACATCTGCTAAAAAAGAAGATGATACAATGTCTTACTTTGCAAACTTAGTTAACGATTAAAGAGGGACTACTCTCGAATAATTATCAACGGTGCTGGTGGAACCTCCACTTAGCACCGTTGTGTTTGAGTTGTTTATATTCTGAGTATTACTATTAGAAGGCGCGTTTACAGCCATGTTTACTGCATTCGCAGCGGATGCTAATTGATTATTCTCCGACTGTGTACTCATCATTTCTTGACTTAAAGAACTCTGCTCCATCTTTTGTATTAGATCTTGAGCTTCTTTTAGTGTTGTAGTATCACCTCTTAATCCAAAGTTTTGTGTATCGGTGTTGTATCCTATTAAGTCAGAACCAGTGTGTGGTGTCATTATTAACCTACCAGAGCTATCCATTTGACCAACATATGAACCAT